CGCACGCGAGCAGCGCAAAGTTTAGCAGAACAAACCATCGACATTGCAGACGCGGCCACCATCCAAGAGGTGCAGCTGGCCAAGCTACGCTGTGACAGGCGCGCCTGGCTGGCCTCTAAGCTCTCTGAAGAGTTCAGCGACAAGCAGCAGCCCCTGGTCAATATCGACCTTGGAAGCATGGCCCTCGATGCACTGCGCAAGCGCAGCATCGTACTGGTAGATGATTCTGAAGAAACGAATACCAAATGATTCAGTCACTTTATACAACGACCATTATGTTAAGTGGATAACTAGATATCCACAGAATTAAGTGCATTAAAGTATTACAGACCTACTTATGCACAGGAATCTGTGGATAAGGTTGGCCAAAATCCGTGGATAAGTCGGTGGTGGCCGGCTGGCGGTTGGCGGCCGCGACCCCCCCCGTGGCCGGCTTGGCGGGGGCGACTGTGGCGGCACTAAACACCTACAAAAAAAAATTTTAAAAAATCTTTTGACCTAGTTGACATAAAGCGCAAAAAACACTGACAATATCCATTCCACAAACAACGGAGCTAAACCATGAAAACGAAGCAGGCGACAGTGGTCATCAAGGACCAGGAGTGGATTGTGTTAGACACTGATGAGGCTCAAGACAAGAAAGTGTTCTGCAAGCTGATGAGCTTGGATGGGACAATTGTCTGGCACACTTGGGTGGACATTAACCAGATCGTGGGGATAATATGAATATCACGTTATTAACTAAAGTCAGGAAGTTATTCTGTGTCGATTATGTGCCTACTAGCACTAACAGACATAATCAATTGCAATATATTAAGGCATTAAGAATATTGGGTGATAAGTGGTTAATTCACCCTGATAATAAAGTGCAGAAAATACAGTGATTATTATCTACTCAATATTGGCATTTAATGCGCTGGTGATTGCTTGGGCGGTTTGGAAGTATTTGGGAAAGCCGAAAGAGACGCTAGGCACTGGTCCGGCCTGTGGGCTGGTTTTGAGGACATGGGTCAGTGACTATGATTTTATTGATCGGAAGTGTCCACCATGTCATGGGAACTGTCAGCAGGGTCGGACTTGTCCGGCAAGGGTATGAAGAGTAATTTTGTAAATAACCATGTGAGATTGAACGGGAACGTGCATGGCCACAAATTACAGCTTTGTAATAAATGCGCTTTGAAAAAGCCGCCAGAGGGTGGGGTGGAGATGAGTGCGACAAGGTGGCTGTGTGCATCGTGCTGGACCGACAGGATCACGGGCCAGAACTTAAAGCAAGCGAGGATGGATAAATGACTGATTTATTGACAGCGCTGCACTTGTCGGTGATGTTGCTGGATTTGAAAATCCGGATGATGGAGGCGATCAATGAGGAGAGGTTTGATTTGGCGATGACGTATCACTTGCTGATACTGGTCAGGACTGATGAGCTAGATGCGCATAAGTGGGCGATGAGTCCCAAGGCATGGTCCATCTATGAGACGATCCACCCATGAGTAAAGAAAATGTGTTTGCGCAGTGGGTGGAGAGGTATCAGCCTGATCCGGTGCTATTTGTGCGGGAGGTTTTAGGCGTGGACCCTGACCCATGGCAAGTCAAGTTTCTTGGTGCGATTGCCCGTGGGGACCGGAAGATAAGTGTCAGGAGTGGCCACGGGGTGGGAAAGAGTACGGCAAGCAGCTGGGCCATGCTCTGGTACTTTATGACCAGGAGTCCAGTCAAGGTGGTGGTGACTGCACCGACAAGCTCTCAGCTTTATGACGCGATGTTTGCGGAGCTGAAGCGCTGGATCAATGCGATGCCTTTGCCTTTGCAGGGTTTATTGACTGTCAAGCAAGAGAGGATTGAATTCAATGCGGCTCCCACTGAGATGTTTATAAGTGCCAGGACATCGAGGGCCGAGCAGCCAGAGGCTTTGCAGGGAATTCACTCAGAGAACGTGATGCTGGTGGCCGATGAGGCTTCTGGTGTGCCAGAGCAAGTGTTCGAGGCCGCGGCTGGATCGATGTCTGGCCACAATGCGGTGACGCTGCTTTTGGGGAATCCGGTAAGGTCTAGTGGGTTTTTCTACGACACCCACACGCGCCTGGCCGATGAGTGGACCACGTTTCAAGTGGCCTGCACTGACTCGCCAAGGGTGAGTGATGAGTACGTCAAAGAGATGGCCATGCGCTATGGCGAGGAAAGTAACGTCTACCGGATCAGGGTGATCGGTGAGTTTCCCAAGGGCGATGATGACACTGTCATTGCCATGGACCTACTGGAGAGCGCTGTGAATCGGGATGTCGCGCCAAGTGACTACGCGCCCATGCTCTGGGGCTTGGATGTGGCGCGGTTTGGCAGTGACAGATCAGCTCTATGCAAGCGCCAAGGGAATGCGGTGACTGAGAACATACGGACATGGAAAAATTTGGACCTGATGCAATTGACTGGCGCGGTGGTGGCAGAGTATCAGGCGCTGCCACCCAGTCAGCAGCCCAAAGAGATTTTGGTGGATAGCATTGGCCTTGGCGCTGGCGTGGTGGACCGGCTCAGAGAGCTGGGCCTGCCGGCCAGAGGGATCAATGTCAGTGAAAGCCCAGCGATGGGTGGGACTTACAGGAATCTGAAGGCTGAACTTTGGTACAAAGCAAGGGCGTGGCTTGAGGCCAGAGATTGCAAGATGCCAAAGGATGAGGTCTTGATTGCTGAACTGGCCACAGTGCGGTACTCATTCACCAGCAATGGCAAGATCGCCATCGAGGGGAAAGACGAGATTAAGCGCAGAGGATTGCCAAGCCCTGACAAGGCCGATGCCTTTGTCCTGACGTTTGCGTCTGACGCGGTGGCTGGGATGTACGGGTCAAGTGGATCAGGAAAGTGGTCTCAGCCCCTGCGCAGAAACCTTGTGCGGGTTGCATAATTCGGATATTGACAAACCAATGGGGGAAACCTATGAAGGCAATGAGTAAAGCGCAAAAGAAGGTCGGCAAGGTGATGAAAGAGTTTGGCTCTGGCAAGCTGCACAGTGGCAAGGGTGGCCCAGTGGTCAAGAATCCCAAGCAGGCAATTGCCATTGCAATGTCTGAGGCAAAAATGCCCATGCGCGGTCAGCGCACGGCAAAGAACAAGGCGAAAAAATAATGGCTACTTTAAAACGCACCATGGACCAGGTCATGGACCGAGAAGAGGGAGAGGACATGGAAAGTGGCGAAAACTGCCCATTGCCCACGCAAGACATTACCCTCAATCTGAAAAACCGCGCCAAGGCAATCACCAGCGCGGCCTATGGTCCTGAGAATCCCAAGCTGCCTAATGAGGCTTTTTGGCGCAAGAAGTCGGACCAGTGGGATGTAAGCATTGTTGACGCAAAGAAAAGCCTATGCGGTAACTGCGCGGCTTTCAATGTGTCTGACAACATTAAGAATTGCATTGCCCAGGGCATTGGCATGGAAGCTGACCCATGGGGAACAATCAAGTTGGCCGATCTGGGTTACTGCGAAATCTTTGATTTCAAGTGCGCAGCCAGCCGAACGTGCGATGCGTGGGTGGTCGGTGGCCCCAATACGGGTGAAGAGACTGAAGACATGGAAGATGAAGGAGAAGACGAATGAAAGGTTTGTATGAAAATATTCATCGAAAACGCGAAAGAATTGCTGCTGGGTCTAAAGAGAAGATGCGCAAGCCTGGCGCTAAAGGTGCGCCAAGCGCTTCAGACTTTAAGGCAGCGGCTAAAACCGCCAAGCCAGTGAAAAAAAAATGATCTGTCCAATTGTCATTGCCACTGTCAGGGGCCACGGGTTGTCGGTATTGCTGGAATCCATCAAGCAATACGCGCCAGAGTGTCCGGTATATCTGCGCGGCCCACAGTCGGTGATTGACAATTACCAAGCCGACTTCAAGATTTATGGCCAGCCAAGGAACTTTGGCGAGGATTACAACGAGATCATTGAAGCGGCCATGAAAGACTGGTCATCATGCATTGTGGCCAATGACGACATTGTGCTGACCCCGACCAGTGTGAAGGTGCTGATGGAAGATGTGGCCATTGTCAGGACCATGAACAGCTACAAAGCTGGGTGGGTGGCGGCAAGGTGTGACGCGGCCCGACCTTGTCAGAATGTGCGGATCACTGACCAGCCAGAGAAGCTGAGTTTTTACAAATTCCCGTCTGAGTCACACATTAAATTGGTCCAAGAGATCAGCCCAATCTTTGCATGGATATCAAGTGATGCTTTTGAAGAGGCAAAGTTTCCCCCTCTGAATTGGTACAGTGACGATGTGCATTGTATGGACTTGGTGCAAAAAGGCTATGGCCACTATGTAAGCGCAAGTTACGTTCACCACATTGGCAGCAACACCATTGGCATGAATGCCAAGCAGTTGCATGAGGATGCGCTGCCATGGCTCAAAGAAAACAGACCCGAATATGCGCAGGCGTGGTTTGATTCTTAATCTTGGGTCTGGCAAAGACTGGAATCCTGAGTGTCTCAATGCAGATATTCAAGCCAGCAAGAATCCTGACTGGCTGGTCGATATCAGCAAAGTCAAGTGGGGCGACACGCTAAAGACGCGCTTTGGGCAGCTGGAGATCGTGCCAGGTATGTTTGAGGCCATTGTGGCCAATGATGTGCTGGAACACATCCCCAATCTGGTCGATGCCATGACCAACTGCAAAGAGCTTTTGAGGGTGGGCGGTGAGATGCGCATCCATGTGCCTTATGACTTGAGTCTTGGCGCTTGGCAAGACCCGACCCATGTCAGGGCATTCAACGAGAATTCTTGGCGGTATTACACCGATTGGCACTGGTACTTGGGGTGGCCGGATCGGTTTGAGCTGACAACACTGGAAATGCGTCTCTCAAAGGTGGGAGAAGCACTAGAATTGCCACAAGACGAAATTATCCGCACGCCAAGGGCTGTGGACTCCATGTTTGTGGTTCTTACAAAGGTCAAGCCATGATTGAAAATGATATCCCCGAAAATTTATCCACTGACATTGCAGCCACCGAGCCAATGGATGATGCAGAGCTGCAAGCCATTGTCACGCAAGACCTGACCGATGCCATCAGCTATGTGGACAGTGATCTGTCACCCACACGCGCCAAGGGGACTGAATACTATCGCGGTGATTTATTTGGCAATGAGGTCGAAGGCAACAGCAAGGTGGTGGCCATGGAAGTGCGGGACACTGTCTCGGCCATGCTGCCAAGCCTGATGCGCGTTTTCTTT